GTGTCCAGCACCGCCTCCGCCACCCCAAGCAGCTATGAACAACTGGGTATGCGCATTCAGAAAATCATCAACAGCCCCACCGCCCAGCGCAGCCGTGCGGCGTTGATCTTCCGTCTGGAGCAGGAAACCCCGGAAGATTGGGAAACCCTGCTAGAGGAAATCGCCGAAAACGATAACGTCACCCTCGCCCACCGCGACGATGGCGGCGTGCAGATTTTCTGGACGGTACCGAAGGAAGACTGACTGCATTCAGCCTCAAGCCAAGGCCTGCAGGTAGGCGCTGGCTTCGCGGTAACGCGCCAGCCGCGCCAGGTCGGTGGGGCCTGGGCACGGGATGCGCGAAAGGTCGCTGTTGTCGGCCAGATCGGCCAGCTTGACGGTGCGCGCCAGCGGGTCACCGCCCAGGCGCACCACGAAGTCCTGGTAGGCCTCGCCCTCACGGCGGCTGAGCGCCAGCAAGGCGGCAAGGATTTTCAGCGCGAAACCCTCGCGCGCCAGGTCGGACAGGGTCAGCGGGGTGTCTTCGATCACATCGTGCAGCACCGCGACAATCCGTTGTTCGGTTGTGGAAACCCGCATCATCACGCGTAGCGGGTGGAGGATATAAGCGGCCCCACCCTTGTCGTATTGCCCTTCATGCGCCCTGGCGGCCACGGCAATGGCCCGCTCCAGTGTAGACATGAGGCCCTCCCCGTTCGGCTTCTTCCTGACAAGCATAGCCAAAACTGTGCGGACAATGTCTAGCGCGCGTGTGACTATGCCGTGCCGACCTTGCACAAGCAGCCTTGTGGAAGCCGCTCCCACAAAAGGCCGCGCCTGCAGAAACCGGGTTTATCGCGCTGCGCCGTGCTGAATCACCACCGAATCGGTACCCAGCTTGGCCATCACCTCGGCCTTGCGCGCTTCGGCTTCCTCACGGGTGGGGAATGGCCCCATCAGCACCACCGGCTTGCCGTCGCGGTACTCCACCGAGGACGGGATGCCCTTTTCGATCAGGCGTGCGGTCATGTCGCTGAGCGCGCCCATGTTTGCACCCTGAATCACTTCCACATCCCAGCCTTGCGGGGCCGGCTGGCCAGCCAGGGCCTCGGCGCGGCGCTGCAGCTCGGCGCCGCCGCACATCTCGCGGATGCGCAGGTTGTTGCCGCTGTCGTCGACGATGATTTCGTACTGGCCATCGCGCTTGATGGCCACGTAGCTGCGGTAGGCCTCGTACTGCCCGGCATCATCCTTGCCACGGACCTGGCCACAAATGGTGCCCTGGGTGTCGATCCGAACGTTGCCGAACTTGGCGGTCTTGGGGTTGTGCAGGTGTTCGGCCACCTGTTTGTGCACGCCTTCGACCTCGTTCTCACAGCCCGCCAGGGCGAGCACTGCCATTACCACAGCCAGTTTGCGCACGCGTGTACCTCCAGATTCGAAGGGGCGGATTCTAGCACGCCGGGCAATGCCCCGAACCGCGACCAAACGTTACACGCTGCTTCATGCGCACAGCAAAAAGGGCGATCATTACTGATCGCCCTTTTTCGATTTGGTAGGCACAATTGGACTCGAACCAACGACCCCCACCATGTCAAGGTGGTGCTCTAACCAACTGAGCTATGTGCCTGTCGTGTGGTGCGCATATTAGTGATCAAATGCGTACCTGTAAAGCGTTTTTTTCAGAAAAATCAAAAACTTTGCGAATTCGTGCATAAGGGCCTGCTGCGCAGCACCAGGCCGCGAGAACCCAATGAAAAAAGGGGTGACCCTTGCGGATCACCCCTTCTTCGATTTGGTAGGCACAATTGGACTCGAACCAACGACCCCCACCATGTCAAGGTGGATGCTACATGCGAAGTAAATCATTGATTTACATAGAAATATCTGGATTGCTGATGCGCTAAAAAATAGCCAATAAAGCCTATAACAATCAACAAGTTAGCGTAGGGTTTTGCAAATCGACCCGGCGTAAAAAATATGCTCCATGTCGTCCGCGCCACAAAACCGAGACTCGCCATTTAGTGGCGCAGGTTCCATGGAGCCATCGTGAAGGTGCTGGACGCCGACCTTTGGCCAATCGATACGCCGAAACCGCTGCAGGCGCTCCGCCAACAGCCCTTGCAGCTTCAGGCCTTCGTTCGCAGTAAGACGGCCGCCGCCTCAACACTCTCGTCGAACATCCCGTGCGAACAATTGCCGCCAACTGGCTCTCGCGCCACACTGGGCGTGATTCCTACAGCAGTGGACATGCCCGTGAGGTGCCGGTTATGGATCCTGAAATCATCCATATCCCTGAACTGGCCAAGCTATTCGGTCGTTCCGAATGCGCCATAAGGAGTGCCATCCAGGTCCAGGCAGCATGGCTACCTCCATCTTTCAAACAGGGGAATCGGATCTGCTGGAGGCTTGAGGCCGTCCGGGAGTTTCTCAAGGAGTGGGAACAAACTGGCGGAAAGCAATCGAAGCCTGGGCGCAAGCGGAAAACACCGCCCACGCTTACTAGGGTGAGGTAGCAGCCCCGGGTTAGGAGGTCAGTATGATTTCAGCTGCGAGTGATCGCTTCATTCGAATTAAGGAGGTGATATCCGTGACGGGGCTCGCAAGGAACACCATTTACCGACGAATGCGTGAGGGCACGTTTCCACGGCAGATCCGACTGGGTCCCAATTCGGTTGCCTGGCTCCAGTCGGCTATCTCGGAATGGATGTCATTCGTCGTGGAGAGCGGTTCGTCGGCAGACAAGAGCAGCCTGTAAAACCAGAGATATGATGGTGCTGGTCGCTGCGAGAATCATCACGACCGTGGCCCTGCTTCGCTGCACGAATGTAAAAGGCCTCGCAGCGACACTCATTACATCCCTTTTAGGGCTTCTGCCCGGCGGGCATCAATGTACTCGGCAAGGGCAGTCACGTGCACGCCACGAGCTGACTACTGACTGCGCTCCATGGCAATAAGCGGCAAGCGAATTTCGCCGCGAGCAATCTTGATCTTCATTTTTGTCGGGATGACGTGCGGAAAATAGTCAGCGCACACACGCCCCAGTGGTATGACGGCAAGGCCATCGTACTGAGACATATGGATGAATGCAGTTTTCATACCTTCTTCCTTTTTTTGGGTGCGACAAGCTCCAGAGTCTCTTTAAAAGTGAGCCCTTGATAAGTTGACAATTCATGCGCCTGGCGTGCAGACGATTCCGCTACGAACCTTGGCTTGTTCCCAATCGAATGCTTGTCCACGTACGCATCAACCCAATCGTCGAGCTCGTAGCGATCAAAGCCGACGCCTTGAACTCCGATACGGAACTCTCTGACGTAAGGTCGTACCGTCTTGTTGAATTCGTCCTTACACATGCCTAGGTAACTAGGAGCTGCTCGGTATCTCAGGATACGCGGGAGGATCTGATTTTCCTTGGTCATCGCCATTCCTGCCTGTGTAGGGGCTCAAGCCCCAATTTGATCGGAGTCGAGCGATTCTAGGAAGAGCAACTAGTCAGATCGTCCACCTGATGTGTGCTCATGCTCGTAATGCGCCCACAATCTCGCCGACTCGGCGAACTCCAGCATGTCAGCCAACTGGTCTGCGTCAACGTCACACCGCTGGTGGGCAGATACCGCCAATTCCGCAAGCACCGTGGCCCGGCCATCAGGATCTGCTATCAGAGCGTGCTGATCATTGAGTTCGGCCAGCCAGGCCGTCGGCAGGCTCAACATTTGACCGTCCACAGTTGATCGATCCGCGTTGTATAGGATTGGCTCATCATCTCTCTCCTCATCCCCCAGTCCGGCGTCGCCGGCACGCTGGCCGCCCGCATTGTGCCCCTCCCCCAGCGCTCATTGATGTCATCCATCACCTGCATCAGCCGGTCACATGCCACCGATTGCTTGAGCGCGAACAAATCCTCTGAAAACTCACCTGGTTGCCGCAGGTCCATCAGCAACACCTCGGCCTTGCTGTAGCGAAATCCGGGCCTGAAAATCCGCCCGACCGCATCGGTGGCCAGTCGAGTCATCAGCAGCGTGTCGCACGTTGGATATGGAAGCTCTACCAACGCCCCCTGGGCGTGATGCGCCTCCTCCGGATTGAACATCCCGGTACGGATGCTGATTCGCATACGCTTGCAAACTGACCCTTGAGCCCGCAGTTTCTCCGCAGCGCGGCCAACGTAAGTGGCCGCGGCCTGTTTGATCGGCGCCAGCTCAGTGAGCCGCTTTCCGAACATCCGGCTGCAGCAGATCTCCTGCTTCGGCGGCTCGGCCTCGTCCAGTTCAAGGCATGGCGTGCCAGCTAGCTCTCGGGCCGTCTTTTCAACCACAATGCTAAACTTCTGGCGGAGTGTCCAGGCGTCAGCTTTGGCGAGGTCCATGGCGGTGCGGATGCCCATCGCCTCAAGGTGAGCGGTCATACGCCGACCGATGCCCCACACCTCCTTCACCTCGGTATTGCGCAACACCCAATCGCGCTTGAACGGATCGGTGATGTCGACCACGCCCCCCGTCTGTGCCTGAAGGCGCTTGGCCGTATGGTTGGCCAACTTCGCGAGCGTCTTGGTGCCAGCAATGCCGACCCCCACCGGAATTCCCGTGCACTGGAATATCCTCGAGCGCAGCTTTCGCCCGAACTGGGTCAGGTTTTCCTGAATGCCGGAGAGGTCAGCGAAACATTCGTCGATGCTGTAGACCTCTGTTGCCGGCACCATCGATTCAATCAGTGTCATGACGCGCTCGCTCATGTCTCCGTAGAGCGCATAGTTACTGCTGAAGGCCATGATGCCGTGTAGGCGCAGCTTGTCCTTCGCCTGGAAAAACGGCTCGCCCATCTTCACAAATGGCTTGGCGTCGTATGACCTAGCGATCACGCAGCCGTCGTTGTTGCTCAACACGACGATCGGGGTCTTGGCCAGGTCGGGCCGAAACACGCGCTCGCAGCTCGCGTAGAACGAGTTGCAGTCGATCAACGCAAACACCTGGTCACTGCGCATGGTCACGAACGCTGTAACGCACAACGCCCCATATCACGAGCTCGTCGCCTTCCATGATGTACCGCGCCGGATACGCCGGGTTCTCGGACTTCAGGATGACCACGCCGTCACGGCAGTGCAGCCGCTTGCATACCGGCTCACTGTTGACCGCGGCAATGACCACATCGCCGTGTTCGGCCTCTCGACCACGATCGACGATGACGATGTCACCGGAGTAGATCCCCGCCCCTTGCATGCTGTCGCCTTCAACTTTCACTAGATACACATGGGGCGCGCGGAGGTCGAATAACTCATCAAGGGAAATATGGCCTTCCAGGTGGTCCGCAGCAGGCGATGGGAACCCGGCCGGCACGCGAAACGAATACAGCGGAAGCGGTTCGGTACCGCCGGTTGGCGTACCCAGGAAAGTAATGGTCATGGTGGAAGGCCCGAAGAAAACTGTATGCATATACAGTAAATCCGGCATTGGCTGCTCGGTCAATCCTGGGCGATGAAAATTCTGACGGGCGAGAGGGGGAAATATGTGCGGACGATACTCGATCTACGAGTCGATGGATCAATACCTGCGCCAGCTATCGTTGGACCTGATAGTAATCAATGGCTACGACCATGAACCGATCAGTCGCTTCAATGTGGCGCCTTCGACCCGGGTCGAGGTAATCCGCAGAGTAGACGAGGGGCTGAGTGTGGATAGGGTCAAGTGGGGATGGTCGCCTTTCTGGGCGAAGGGGAAACGCCCGGACCCGATCAATGCTCGGGCCGAGACGGTGGTGATGGGAAAATTCTTCAAGGCTCTGTGGCCGAACGGGAGAGCTTTGGCGCCGGCAAATGGCTGGTTTGAATGGGTTCCAGATCCTGCAGACCCGAAGCGAAAGCAGCCCTACTACATCAGGAGCGCCGATGGCGGACCGCTATTTTTTGCCGCGCTCGCGGAAGTACATCAGGGCCCGGAGCCAAATGAGTGGGATGGATTTGTCGTCATCACAGCCGCTGCTGATCAAGGCCTGGTCGACATCCACGACAGAAAGCCCTTGGTACTCTCGCCTGAAACCGCAAGGGAATGGCTGGATCCAGCCACATCAGGCGAACGCTTGGAAGCCATTGTCGAATTTGGATGCCGGCCGGCAAAGGACTTCCGATGGTTTCCAGTTGGCAAGGCAGTGGGGAATGTTAGGAACCAGGGCCATGAGCTGATTGAACCGGTCAATGAACAGAACCGCCAGGGCGACCTAGAGCTCTGAGCTGGTAGTCGGTTACCGCCTGGAATTGCGATTCGGCGATCAGCCGCAGACGCTCAATCTCTTCCGGCGGCTCACCCGAAGCCTGGGCTTCGTGATAACGCTTCATGGCGTCCACGGCGTCGGTGTACATGGGATGGTCAGGGTAAAGGATCGGCGGCTTACACTTCATCGGGGTTCCATCCTGAGAAGGCCATCACTGAATGGTAGCCGGTGCTCGCCCTGCTTGGATTAACTGGTAATCTATAACCGCTTGGTATAGCGAATCCGCTAATAACCGCAGGCGCTCTACCTCCTCAGGCGGCGCGTTGCGGTCCTGGGCTTGGTGGTACTCCCGCATGGCGTCGATGGCCTGCTGGATCAATGGCTCGCCAGCCTCGACCAACCCAATGAAGGTGCGCTTTTCCATTGTCCTGCTCCGTCCAGGTAGACGGCTCATTATAGGCGTCAGCTTCCGAGAACTTTCTTCTTCTCTGATTCGTATTCTGCTTCGGTGATGAGACCCTTTTCCTTCAGGCCTCCAAGCCTTTCGAGCTTCTGATACTTGTTCTCACCATCAGTGCCGGCAATATGCTGAACAGCAGATACACGCGTCGATGTTGCTGTTGCGGACCAGATTAGTGCGGCCAACCAGCCGAGGATAGTCCATCCTAGGAACAGGTTGAGTAGGAAGATGGCACCTACGCTTGGGTGCTTTCGGCTCTTCGCGTTTATAGCTGGCAGCAGGTACAAGATTGCGCAAACGCCCAAGGATATCAGTGATGCGATAGTGTCTGTGCTTACCGTCATGCGTACCTCCTTGTGAATTCCGGCAATCTAACACCTTCACTACGACGGCTCAAAACTGATCGCCCAGTCGCTTGTCCCGCACGCCATCGTTTACAGCTTCACAAGCCAGCCCGGCTATTCGGCTTCGCTCAAGCGCTGTCGCGAGGTCTCCCGCCATTCGGTCAGCTTCTTCAAGCAGTCGCCCGAGCACCACGACGGCAGAGGTTCCTGCCTGGCGCTGCTGGGCAGCGATGGTGTCACAGGTTGCTCGGTGGCCCTCCAGCAGTCTGGCGATTTCCCCGCGCAGCCCATCAGCAGCAGACTCAGCAGTAGCGGCGCGGCCTTTGGCCAGTTCCAGCTTCTTGCGTGCACTCTCACCCTCCTCGTCCGCCACGGATTGGCGGCGTTGTTCTTCAGCTCTGGCCTGGGCTGCGGCGCGCCGATCGCGCTCGGCCACCTGCAGGCGGTAGTCGGCGAGTTCGGCACGGGCAGATACAGCCTCACCCTGGGCGACCACGACACGGTACTGCTGGCCGCCGGCGACCAACACCAGGGCGATCAGCCACCAGCACCAGGCCGGGACCGCGCCCAGCCAGTTCATGCCAGCGCCCGCCGGATACCCTCATCGATGACCTCTGCCTTGTACGGGTTGCCGCCGTTCTCATGGACGATGATGCCGACCACGGCCTCGCGCAGCACCTTAGGCTTGGAGATGTCGATGGAGTCACGCACGCCGACGCCGAGACGCTTGGCAATGGCCTGGGCGTAGGCCAGGGTGTCGTTCTCACTGGACGGAGCCCAGCGGCTGATGAACTCCAGCGGAGTGTCGATGCCGGGCCGGCCAACGCCGGGCATACCATCCTTGCCCCGGTAGTTGAGCAGCAGCTTGCCCAGGGCTCGGATGCCGTTCTCGGCCTCGTCGAAGCGGGCGAAGCGCGGCTTGGCCACGCCCACCTCCAGCCCAAGCTGTCCCTGCCAAGCGTTGCGGGGGTTGAAATCGATGTTCCCCGGGTTGTTATTACGGATACCGCGTGCAGTCATGGGTTTTCTCCAGGCGAAAAAAAGCCCGCGCGTGGCGGGCCTGCTGATTAATTGATTCAGGTGTTATCCGTGGGCGACCTGATACATGAAAGCTGCCGCCGCAGCCACCTCAGCCTCGCTCATGGTGCCGGTCCAAAGGCCAGCGCTTCTCACCGTGACACCAACTTGTGACGCATCCGGGGACATACCAATATCGAAGACCGCATCCGGCGCATAAGCGAGCGCAGGAGTCGTGGCGGCTCCGACAGGGCTGGATACAGCAACCGAGCCGTCAGGATTGTGTCTGCGCAACACGCTAGTTCCGCCCTGAGGGGCTCGCGTGAATGAAAGCAAGTACTCAGTGTTTCCGGCTTGAGGTCGGTTACTCGCTGCGTCAGTGGCGCCCGGGTTGCTTGAGTAGATATTCGAGCCGCTCGCGTTGAGCGCCAATATTCTGCGATTCAACGTATCTCCGCCAAGAGATGCCTCGCTCCAGAGGCTTACGATTCCCGAGTTGCCTACGACTGACCCGGTTTTGTAGAGAACCAGTTCTGTACAACCAGCACCACTAGGTGCGCTGAACCCCTTAAACCTGACGGCGCTGGTATTACCAGTCACTTTTACGCCGTCCTTGCTGAACTGCGCACTGCCAACAATTACTCCATCTGGCTGAGACGAATTCAGGTTGACCAGAGATCGCTGGTCGTTCTCACCAAACAGCGCGAAAACGTGATTTTTTGCAAGGGAAGGAATGTCATAGAGCTGCGCCCTGGTCGGGAATCGCACACTTGGAACGATAATTGAGAGAGTCATTAAAACCACCCTAGATTTATCAACTTGTTTTTCAGATAGCCAACAAATGCCGAATTAAGAGCGGCATTGAAATGAATGCCATCCGTTGTGAGAGATGGTGGAAGCGTGCTGGCTGCTTGCGCGGCTATATCAGCGGATGTAGGTGTTACGCCGGTGTCGATCCACACTTGGGCTGATCCGATATAAGCCATGCTATCTACGTAGTTAGCACCGTACCGAGCATATAAAAAGGCGTTAGCTTGCTTGATTTTATCGATCATGGCACCGCTAGAATCCCTGTCGGCAAAGTGGCCAAAGACAAGGATTCGTTTCACGAACTGAGTCAGGTAGTCAAAGCTGGTGTTTGTGCGAGAAACAATCGATTCAACGGTTTCCGTTGCAAAGTCGTTCTTGCCCATCCAAAGAAGCGTAACCCCGTCTCTGTAAGTGGGACCAATGTCCGGAATGAACGGCGTGTTTTCTGGAGACGCCTGTACAGCCCCCGCCTGTGATCGAGTGAAGGTAAATTTAGACCCGTCATTGCTCAGCGTTCCCGGCACGCCAGAAATACTACCCGTAAAAGGCAGCAGGAATTGATTGTTTGCAACGTTTGAGCAGGTCACTGTAATAGCGCCAGAAGCTGGAATTTCACCTCCAGGAACCGTGATCAGCATGGGGATAGAGCCAAGTCGACCGGCAGTGTCCCTCGATGTCTCGCCACCCTGAGCGCCATTGTAGTATGTAGCGTCTGGAGCTATTTCAGAAAACATCTGAGAAATGAAAGCGGACATCCTCTCAAGACTGGAGCTCCCCCATCCAGATATTTTCTGCATGTCGGCATACATTGGGATAAGTCCTTGCGGCCCCATCACCATATCCCCAGATTTAGCAGCGCTATTAGCTTTCAGGGAGTCGATTATGTCTACGCCCTTAACCATTACCTTCAGGGCGTCTACTGCTACGAAACTCGCCGTCCCGTCATCTTTTATGAAGAAGGGGCTGGAGTTCAGCGCATCAAGAATTGCATACACCACTTTTGGGATGCTCTGCCCTTCAAGAAACTCAGAGGTTTGAAGGGAGAGTTTTTCAGTGGCAAACGAGTCTGCCTCTGTAACTCCATCAGACCTTAGCCGCAAAGGGCGTGAGCCATAGTTATCGCCAACAGACCACGCCACATCCGGTATCATCTGTTCATCCAATGCCTTGAATAACCGATCAGCTGAAGAAGTCTGAACAGGTTGATCTTGGAATCTAACCCAAGAAGATCCACTGAGATCCCAGGAGTACCAGCCGTTCAGATTTTGGTCTGGATCTCCGTCCACAACCGCAACCACGGCATCTCGCGGCTGAGGGTCTGCGATCATCTCCGCATACGTTAAGTAGTGCTTGTTATTGAGGTCGTCACCCAAGGCAGCGGCAGTCGCTTCCATTTCCGAAATCGCTGCGGCAGCGGCGCCATTGACCGCCGCCTGAGCCGTGCCGATGGTTACATTGATCTGTGCCAGGGCATTAGCGGTCATCCGGTGAAAGAACGACCAGGTGTACAGGTTCTGCCCGCGGCGGCCCCGAAAGGTGTCCGCCGTGCTGTTCATCCCCTGGTCGAAGCTCTCTGCATTATCGAACAGGTCACGCGGGTCGCTGGACGGAACCGGGTTATTGGTGTTGTAAGCCATGTTTTCTCCGGGCACAAAAAAGCCCGCGCTGGGCGGGCATGCTCGTCAGGGTCCGGTCAGGCCGGCGGGAATTGGTCGTCGTAGGTGTAAACACGGGCGTCGTAGGGCATGCCCTTCATTGCCACGTTTCCGTTTTGCCCGGGATCAGAGCTGGTGATCAGCACCGGGTAAGCCCAGCGAGATGCCGGCCCGAACAGGATGTGCGGCGGTTCAAGCGGACCATCCACCACCGGCGTGAAATCCAGCGCTTCGACTGAGGCGGTGTAGTCGTCGACGCGATACGCATACCAAGGGCCAGACAACGTTCCGTCCAGGCGCCGTATGCCTATCAGGTTGGACTCGGTAAAGGACCAGCCCAGTGGCTCCGAGCTGCGCAGAAGAGTTCCCGAGCCGGTTACCGTGAAGTCCAGCAGGATCGCGCTCTGGCAGCGCTTGGGCGCATCGTCTGCAACGGCCGCAAAGCTGAGGTAGCCGCTGTTGCTGCCGTCCATCTCGGTTTCCCAGGTATAGGTGTCGGTCCTGAACTTCTGGTGGCCACGCCGGCGCATGCCGAACCGCCAAGCCCTGGCCTTCTCGCTGAATCCAGGCATTTTGATCTTCTCGACCTTGGTGCCCAGATCGCCCGGCCAGCGGCATTCGACCGTCTCCCAGGCCCAGGTCTCGCGGGAGAAGTACTCCACATCCACGCCATCGAAGTCGTTGATCGACGGCATGGCGCCGCTGATCTTCAGCATCTTGGTCATGTTCTGCGGTGAGTAAGTCTGGGTCTTCGGCCCGTAGGTGACATCGAACGCTGCCCGGGCGCTGTCCCGTACCGGCCGTAGCAGGCCACGGAACGTCACCAACTCGCCGAAGCCGCAGGCCAGGGCGTTGTTCACCATGTCCTTCACGGCGATCGTCGCGTCCAGCGTCTCGTCGTAGGTATCTCCGCGCGCCACGCAGATCTCGTGGAAGGCCTGCCACTCGGGAAGGTCAAGGTCGTCGTCCGTGTATCCGCGCTGTTTAAGCTGGTAAATGCACCAGGGCACGATGTCGCGGGTTGGCCCGGTTCCGCCCTCCATAAGCGGCAGGATGCGGGTTGCCTCACCGCTTACCTGGCTCTCAGATTGCGCGGATAACCGGTCACCCCCGCGGATGTTGCAGGTGATGACCGTCATCGGATAGCTGGTTGGCGAGTTCTGCATGCGCCCGCGCAGATCAGTCCATGTGGCGTCGTCGCGGGCCTCGTCGTTGATTCGCCCCGGGCGGTCCTTGTACAGCTTGCGGACCCTGGCCTCTGCCCGCATCGGGTATGGCAGCGTCACGCGGTCGGTGAAGCCCTGGGCATCCAGCGAGCCGCCCGTCTTCATCAGTTCAATTACGGTCCAGGCGCCGGCCACATCCATGTCCCGATACTCGAATGCGTAGTAGGTCGGGATCTCGTAAATCTGCCCTTCCCGGCCAATGCCGCACAGGCCATTGGCGTAGGTGACCGACCATTCGATCTCGGTGATCTTCTCGCTCTCAGGGCAGCATGCGAACGGGCCGCGGTATCCGCCCTGCAGGTTCGAAGCGTCCAGCGTGATGATGCCGTTCACCGTCTGCATGGTATTGAAGCCAGGCCAGCCGGCGTCGGTAGAGCCGGATGCAGTCAGGCGCTCCACTTCGAGCAGGCTCGTGCTGAAGGCTGTGATCCGGTACCGAAGTCCACGCGGGCCGATGGTTGCCAGGCCCTGACCCAGTGCCAGGCCGACCACCGGCGAGCCGCCGTCATAGTCCAGGGTCATCTCGGCCGGCTGCTCTGGGATGGCACTGGTCGTGGCCGTGCCGGTGACACCCAATGGCGAGGCGCCCAAGATAGTGGTCGCACCAGTTGCGGTGACGGCCTGCCCGGCGAACGGCGTCAGTTCGACGATACGCAGCACGCTGCCGCTCACTTGTGCCTGGAACGGCTTACCGCTGAACTGCGTGTTGAGCGCCGATACCAGCCCGGACAGGTTGGTGGTCGCGGTGTTCAGCGTGATCGGGTAGCTGGTCGCGCCACGGAACAACGTGAAGCTCAGTGGGGTGACGTCGAAGTCGTACCTGGTTGGCGCCGCCGACCCGGTCAGCATCGACGCCGTGCCAGGGTTGGCCGGCACGGCTGGGCTGTATGGCGTGTAGCTGTGCACGACGTACAGGCCAGCATTCGCCCCGGCCACCTCGATCAACATGCCCGGGATTGGATTCAGCATCTCCAACGGACCACGCACGATGTCGCGCCCTGCCCCGCCGTCAATGACGGTGTAGGTGTAGGGCGCCAGCACGCGGACAATGATCCCGTTCGACCAGTCCGCCGGGAACTGGCCGGAGCCGGCCGGCACGCTGATCGTGTCGCCGACGAACTGGTACGCCGATGCGGTGGCCGACCTGGTCAGGTCGGTGGCCATGGTCAGTTCCAGGCCGGCAGAGCCGCTGGAGCTGGCCCCCACCTCTGGAGCGTTGAACCAGTTGATATGCGCTGGATCTGCCGACAGGTCAGCGCCTGGCGGGTAGATGGTGAACGTAGCATCCGCGCCCAGGGAGATCAGCGGGGTTTCCCCTACCTTGACCTTGGCCAGCGGCACGTCGTACTCGCCTTCGCCGATGTACAGCAGCATCTCCACGCGCTGGTCCCGCGGCGCCAGGAATGCCCGGCGCGGCTGGGTCAGGTACGACGGATAGACCCGCTGGTGCCCGGCAATCTGCCGCACCGGATCGCCCAGCTTGACCTTGTTGCCCTTGGCGCTGGCATCCATCAGGGGGTCGCCCTGCTGGGTTCCAGCGCTGGAAGGCATGCCAGGCATCTTTGGCATGATCGCCTTCAGCACCGCCTTGGCGCCCTTGAACATGGCGAAGGTGATGGAGAACGGGTCAGTGCCCTTCGGCTCGCGGTAGATCTGGAGCAAGTCGGACGGCTTGAATTTCACCTTGTGCCACAGGTGCTGCTCGATCACTTCGTCATTCAGCACAGCGCTGATTGGCGGGATTTCCCGGCGTTCGTACGACGGGGCCATGGATTTCAGCCACGCCTCGATGGTCATACGGCGGTCGGTCTTCCAGGTGCCGAGCGGCGCGGTGTCACTGAGTTTGTTCGGGAAGAATTCGACGGTCACGGTAGTACACCACCCTTGGATGCGCGGCTTCGAACTCGCCGGTTGTCCGGAGGCAGGCGCCGCCGGGGTTTGTGTCCAGCACCTTCAGCCGCCCCTCGCTCAGGAGGACCGTACCGACATGCAGAAGCGCCGTTCCGCGCAGCACTGCGGCAATGGCACCTGGCTCCGGAGTGCACTCCTCCATCGCCTGACGGAGGCTGCGGTAGGCCTTGGTGTTTTCGCGGATCTTGTCCTTGCCAACCGCTCCCAGGGACGGGAGCCAAGGCAGGCCAAACAGGTCGTGACGGATTGCCCGGCACATCCCCCAGCAATCGAAGGCAATAGGCCCCCGTGCACCCTCGCGATACGGGGCGCGCATGAATTTCTCGATCATGGTCAGATGTACTTCAGGCCAGGTGCCAGGGATGTGGTCAGGATGGTGCGGAGACCGTTGGTATTGAGCAGGTCGAAGAAGCCGGCGGTGAGCTTGGCGACATCGTCCTCATACTCCCGGCTGAGCAGCGTCATCCGGTACCGCTCTTGCGGGAAAGACAGGTCTTCGGCCAGGTAGCGCCGAAAGGTGATGATGAAGCGATCGTCGGCGGCTTTCGCCTCCTCCACGACCTCCTGCACTTCGCCGGTCACGTTGTCCAAGCCCAGCACCAGGTTCTGGAACGCGCTGTTGTCGTTCTTGGGCAGGGCCAGGTCCATGGCCATCGCGATGAAGGTCAGCGTGCGGCCGTCCTCGGTGGTGCACACCCGGTCTTCCCATCCCGAGCAGTACAGGTGGGATACGGTGCCGCCCTCCTTCCTGGCCTCGATGGTATCGACCAGCTCGCCCCTGCCCGAGGCATAGCACTCCTCGATCAGGCTCATGCTTCAGGCCACTCCCTGTTCACCGCCACATCGATGACGTTATTGTTGAACCAGTATTCAGGGAACTGCTCCCAACCTTCCGGAATCAACGGTTTCCGGCGCAGCATCAGCCGGAACGTGTAGCGCCAGAATGACAATTGGACCAACTTCGGGCCTTCGTAGATTCTGGCAAACTGGACCTCGTACATCTGCACCACATCGTCGATCTTCAGGGGGCAGTTGAACCACTCGGTACCCTCTTTCAAGGTCCGGGTGTACCAAGCCTCAAAGAAAGCCTTCTGCTTACCGTTGAAAATCAGGGTTGCGTCGACATACAGCGGCACATAGCTGTACTTGACGCGAGTTCTGACTCGCCCGGTAACCATCGGCGTACGCGAAACTGGGTCTTGGGTATCAAGCCCGTAACCGTCTTGAAGCGGTGTGGGCAGCTGCTTGGGATAATCAATAACGGCCATTCCTCAACCCCTGTATCCCTTGTTGCTCGTATTAGGTGAATGGGCTGAGGCCGAGCGCTTCCTCAATCCTGGAGAACCGTCGCTGAATGGCTTGCTCTTTCTCATCGGTTGGTGCCGGAATAGTCTGATCTGAACCCTCCTCAACTCCCTGGTCGGACTGGGTCTCTTCTGCACTCATAAACACCTCTGCTTAACTCGCATTTCGCTTCAGGCCATAGACAGCTTCGAGGGCTTGAGCGCGCTCTCCCCCACCCCAAACGTCAGCAACAAACACATCAGTCTCCTCCTGCCCGTTGGGATTGGTGCGACGCTCAACGGTGCCGGCTTTGCTTCGATCACCGATGATGTTGACGACTGTTCCGCCACCGCTCTGCTTGGAGCGAACGTCTTCCAGGGTGCGATCGAGCTTTGCGCTGGTCTCAGCAGTGGTTACCCGCTCGCCCTTCTGAAGGAACCAAGTACCATCCTCCGGAATGGAATCGATACCGTCGTGCGCCATACCTGCCAGCGCTGCGCTGGCCACACCCGCGACCATTGGTGCTGTGGCCGCAGCGGCTGCGAATGCCGCGCCAGGCGCAAGCGCCGGGCCGACAATTGGGATGGCCGCAGTGCTCGCGAACGCAGCCAGCTGAGCCTGGAAAGAGGTGGCCTGAGCGTTCGCGATCAAGGTGGGCACGGCGCTGGCCTGCGTTGCTTTGCCTACCACCAGCTGAACTGCTTGATAAACCAGCCACTCCGCAGCCATTTGCGCTAGGGCATTGATAATGCTTTTGGCCATGGTCGAAGCGACATTGACGAAAGCGTCACCCAGACTCTGCGACTCCAGGATCATCGAGGCTATGCCATCGCCAACCGAACTCGTCATAGTGTCCAGGGTGCTAGCCGTGAAATCAGCGGCTTGCTGCTGATAATCCACCGCGGCATCGCGGTAGTTCTCCCAAGCAGATGAGACCCCATCCAGCCAGTTGTTCTGAGCCTCGTCCTGGCGGGCGTAGTAGTCCTGCTGGATCTCCATGCGCTCTTCGAGCGCCTGGCGTAGCAGTTCGGTTTCCTGCTTGTACAGCTCCTCGCTGATATCGCCGCCGTTGTACTGCTTCTGCAGGTCTGCCAGCTGGCTCTGGTAATCCTGCTGGATAGCCAGGTCAGCCTTCAGCCGCTCCTTCAGCTTGTCCCCGCTCCCCGCGCCGGCAAACTCCAGGTCGAACCCTTCACGGACGGTCCTGTTCGCCTGAGACAGCGTATCGCCGAAAGCCTGGGCCTTCGCGGCGTCCTCGTTCGCCTTCTTCAGCTGCTGCAACCGGTCAAGCTCAGCCGCTAAACCGTTCAGGCGCTCTTGCTGCTTGGCATTGATCCCGACCAGCTTCCCGGATTCAATTTCGAACTGCAGCTTTGCCACCTCGGTGGCGTTTTTCCGGGCGTCAGTGCTGGTATTGATCAGCGTGATCTGCCGCTTCAGGTTCTCCTCAGCGGTCTCGAAGGACTGATTCAGCTTCTTGGCTGCGGCTTCAGCCGCCTTCTGAGCTGCCTTCTGCTCGTCCGTTTGACCGACGAAGCCGGCGCCTTGCCCACCAGGCGGAACGACCTTGGGAAGCTCGGAGGCAGCCTTGCGGGCCTCCTTCACATAGGCGCGGATCGTGTCGCCAGACCAAGGCTTGTTAAACGCCTCAGCAACCTCCTCCATGACGGTGCTGGCTGTTCGAGCATGGTCAATGGCATCCGCTGTCAGTTTGTCAGCGTTGGCCTTGAAATCCTTCGACATGTCGCCGAAGGTTACGGCGCCGAGCAAAGTATTTGCCGTTGCGCCGATGCTCTGCAGATAGGCCATGGTGGTGGAGAACCCACTCACAATGCCGGCGGCCACCACCTTGAAGGTCCGCCCGATGCCGTCAGCCAAGCTGGCGGTAACGGCGGTCACCTCAATGAAATCGTTGGCGAATTCGCCAACAACGTTCCGCAGCCCGCCGGCCTCTTTCGTAGTCCCTGCCAGGTCTTTTGCGAGCTGGGCCAGTACCGGCATGAACTCGGCCGCCAGGGCTGTTTTCGCAGAATTGGCGTATTGGCCGATGACCGTCAGTTCTGTGCTGAATTGCTGAGCAGCGGCGATGGTCTGCTCGTCCATGATCATGCCGGCCTGCTGCGCGGCATCCCCGTATTCCTTGAACTTCTTGCCCCCATCAGCCAGCAGCGGCACCAGGGCCGTGGCTTCGTCGGCGATCGCCTCCATGAAGAAGGTCATTTGAGCCTGGCTCACGTTCGCCTTCTGCAGGCTGGTCACGTACAGCTGCAGCGCATCGGCGCTGTTCAGGTTGCGGAACTGTTCAGCGGTCACGCCGACCTTTGGCGCGACGGTCTCGAAGAAGTTCTTGAGCTCGCCGCCGCCGGTAGCCAGAAAGTCGCCGATCTTGTCGTTCGTGTCCTTGAAGATGTCAGACAGCTTGTCCTGCTCTACCCCGACTGAAGCAGCGCCGGCAGCGTAGCGCTGGAACTCGGTGGTGGTGAGGCCTGCCAGGTTCGAAAGATTGGTGATTTCCTTCGCCGCCATGGCCGAACTGGTGACCAGGCCTGCGACGATGGCCGGCACTGCGGCAAAGGCGGCACCGATGCCTTTGCCGAGGTTTTCAGCCGACTTCTTGATCTCAGCCATGCGCTTTTGCGATTCACGGCTGGCCTGGTCAAGCGGGCCAGTGAAACCACCAATCTTGGCGATCAAGTCCAGGGTCAGCGTACCCAGCGATTTACTTGCCATGCCTTTCTCCTGCTGATCGCTGGCTCAGAGTTCGGCTACGCCCAAGTCTTCATGGCCTCCTCAAGCGTCAGCGCAGGCGCGGACTCGTGAGGCATGAAGTCGTAAACGGTGTAGCCGCCGTCCTTTGTGTGGGTGTTCGCGTAAAGCGCGGCCAACAGAGCCGTTCCACGCTCGAAGCGCATGCCCAGGTGCAGGGAACCGCGGCGGCTGCGGTACTTCATCCAGGAGCGAAACTCCTGGATGCTGATCCGCTCTTTCGCCTCGGCGATGGTCCTGCCCCCAATGCCGCAAAGGACTAGCTCGTGCCAGAACTCGTCGAGGTCGCTGAGTTCGGCGTCTTTCCCATGTTGGTCACCTCATTGATCGCCACCATCAGGGCGACGGTGAGGTTGCCGTCCAAGGCCCCCAGGCGCTTGGTGCTTTCTGGATCTTTGGCCAACTCCGCCGGATCTAGCGGGCCATGGGTGATGTCGAGCACGGTGAAGACAGTGTTGCCTTCCTCGTCGCAGATGGCGGCGGCGATACGACCGGCAATGTTGTCTTGCTTCCCGCCAGCCGCCAGCACATCGCTCACCGCCGCCTGATAGCCCAGCGGGCGCACATACACCGTGGCGGTAAAGGTTTCGCCGCCTTGACGCCAAGTGATTTCCTTTGCCACAGGCCGGCCAGTGAACGAGCCAGTTTTCTTCAACGAATCGAGCGTCAGCTTCATCACTTGCCTCAGGCGTTGGTGGTTTTACGGATCCAGGCGGAACCGCCCGAACGCTGGATGGTGGCCGCCGTGGTAACCGCCGCGTTGGCCGCGAAGTCGAACGGGAAGTCGGAGACGTAGCCGTCGAACAGGAACCAGGTGCGGGTCGGGGGCAGGACGAAATCATCCGCATCGCCCAGGACGGCCGAGGCCGCCGCGCCAGAACCTGCGCCACCGGTCAGGGTGATGCTCGGCGCGCTGGTGTAGCCGGAGCCGGCATTGGTGATGTTGAAGCCGACCACCTTGCCATCCTCGATGATCGCGGTTGCTGCGGCGCCAGTGCCTCCACCACCCGAGAACGCGACGGTCGGGGCCGAGGTGTAGCCAGTACCGCCATTGGTCAACTCGATCGCCGCCAGTGCGCCGGCAACGCCTACGGTCGGAGCAATGTCGGTGCCGTCCGACCAACCCACAACCCAGCGGATGCTCTCGATCGAGTCATCTTCCGAGATTTGGTGAAGGCGCACGTGAGAGGCGTTACGCGGGTCGACGTTCAGGGTCAGCGACGCCTGGCCAGGGGTGCGGAGGCCGCGCAGGTACTTGCGAACGCGGTCGCTGAGGCATGTAACCTCTACTTGGTCAGCTGGGTTACCGCCCGGGTTAAAGGCGGTCGCGCACTCCACTTCCATGACTTCAAACTGGGATGGGGTGCCAACCTTGGGCACCAGGGCATAGATCTGGGTGCCTTGAGCGAGAATCGCCATGGGTATCTCCAATTGCGGGCAAAAGAAAACCCGCACTGGGCGGGCTATTTGGGGATTGATCAGCTACCGGAGGACAATCCAGTCCACATCGAAGCTGGCTCTGAAATTCTTGGTTGCGGTATCGCGCGACTCGCCTCCCCACCGGGTGACGTAGGCCCGCAACTCAATGGCATCACGGATCGCTTCACGTACCTGACGGACTGACTTGCTGGTGGTGCCGTAGACGTCGACCTGCAAGGTGAAGCCGTCGACGTCAGGACGGCCTGCTAGGTAGTTCTCCGGGCTACCGTTCACCAGCTGCCACACTGCGTATGGCTTCAGCACACCCTCGGGGGCTTCGCCGAACGGGTACATGCGCAGGTCAACGCCGCTACCGAGCAGTGCAGTGACGCCAGGGTCCGCCGCGCAGACGAGTTCAATGGGGGGTGTCATGAGGATGCCGCCCTCTTCGCAGCACGCCGGATGGCGCGGTCGATTGCCTTCTCGTACTCAGTGACGAAAGTGTTGGTCACCTCGCTGATGCTGTCGGCCAGAGCTGGGCGCATAAACGGAGCGGCCGGCATCTTCTCGGTACCGAACTCGATTAGGCGCCAGTGAGGCGTCGGGGCGTTGGTGCTGAGGTCGCCGCCATCCTTGAGCACGGCGCCGTGCAGCACGCCGATGCGAAAGCCCAGATCGCCGGTGCGCTTGAACAATCGCCCGTTCCAGCGCAACGCGATGTTGTCGGAGATCGATCGGCCAGTGGCCTTATCGTCGATGCGCTCTGCGCCCTCCTTGGCCTTTCGCACCACCACCTGCGCCGCCTTGCGCAACGCCGCCCGGCCGCCCTTATGGCGAACATCCACGCTTACCGCGCCCAGTTTTCCCAGCAGGCCATCCAAGCCGAGAATGCTGAACTCGACGCCGTCAGCCATCCTTCACCCCTCTCTCGACCAATATCGTCAGGTAGTCCAGGCCGGACTTGGCGTCAGCCAGCGGAGGGCCGACGATGCTGTACACCTCGCCCCGGTAAAGGATGCGCATGGTTGGGAGCACGCCGGGTCGGTACCGGATTACCATCCGGCCCGTGGCCTGGGCCTGGCCGGCCTGAGCCGCGATGAAGTCCCTGGCCGACAGGTCTTCAACACTGGCTGGGCATTTCTCCCAGCGGGTGACCCATTCAGGCTCGCCGAATTCCAGGGTCGCCGGGTCACGCACCGGCCTCAGTTCCTGAATGTCGATCCGGTGCCGCAGCCTGCCGGCCTGCATCACACACCCATCCGGATGCGGAAAGGCATCAGCAGGTGCTGGGACGCCAGCGGAAGCTCGACAGCCGTCGACCCGGTAACAACCTCCTCACGGTTGGCGAACAAGTGGCCCAGCTTGAGCAGGCATGCCGCTTGGATCGCAGGATTAAGCACCATGCCATAGGCGACGGCGTCAGCCTTGTCATAGGCATCGGCCAGAGCCTGCCGTGCATGGTCGAGCAGGCGGCAGCGCAGAGTTTGGTCCTGCTCTGCCTCAGCAGCAGCAATCGCCGCGGTATTCGCCTCCTTGGCTAGCTGCAAGGCAGCAGAGACGCCGGCGCGGGCTTCGTCTAGCGCCACTTGGTCCAGGTAGAAGCGGCGGTTGAGAAACTGGATCGCCGCTTCTTCCGCCGCATCGAGCTGCGCCTGGACCAGCGCTTGGTCTTCAGGCTCGGCCAGCAGGTGATGCATGGCCAAGTCGATAGCGATAACGGACATTGATCACTCCTTCGGCTTGGTTGCCGTGCCCTTGCCGCCTTTGTTGGCTGGCTCCGGCGCTTTCTTGTTCTCCGGCTCCTGGGCTTTCTTCACGTCGTATTCCTCAATCAGGCCGTTGCGCAGCAAGTCACGGGCGCGCAGCTCATCGACGGTGATTTCCGTGTTGCGCTTGGCGTATTGGCCACCATTGTTGAAGCCCTTGATGGTTTTGACTTTCACGTCTGGCATATGCAGTCACGCCCGGTTTCCCGGGCACGCTCCTGGGCTGGTTACGGGGTGGCCTCGAACTCGCCGTGAACGAACGACTCTGGGCGGTAGACCGCCAGCGCCAGGCGCTCCTCGGCGCGGATGGTCACCATGTTGGTGCGGAAGTTGTCACCGTCTTCGGTGGAGACCTCGACAGCCGCTTCCTCGCGGTCGAACACCTGGGCCGCGATGTTCATCGCGCCTACCAGGAACTCGCCTTCTGGCACAGCGTTGCTGTCCACCACCGGCAGCTTCCACAGGCGCTGTACGCCGCCTTCCTGGACGTTTACCCAGATGTAGGAGCCGTTGGCGTCCTTGGTCAGCTCGATGTCCGCCCAGTCGACCGGGTTCAGGGCAATGGCCGAGGCGCGGTACTCGGCAATGCGGACCTGCAGGATCGCGCGGCGCAGAGTATCGATCTTGGTGTCGCCGGCTTTGCGCAGGGCGTTGTTGAAGGCGGTGGCCTGAGGAATCAGGCCCAGCAGGTTCTGGCCGGTGCCGTCGCCAGCGAGCAGTTGCTCTTCTTCCTTGTACTTCAAGCCGTAGATCGCGCGACCGTTGATGTAGCTCTGCAGGAGCGGAATGTCCGAGAGGACCTGCTTGGAAGCCCGGAACCAGTGGGCGATGGTGATGACGTTGGTAGTCTTCAGACCAAAGGACAGGTCGGACTGAGCCTTCGCCGCACCCTCACCCGCCTGCGGGGCTGCCATGTTCTGGAAGCCGGTCTCCTGCACGAACTCGACTGCGTTCGAGCCAGTACGGCCTGGCATGATCAGGTCGCGAATGGTGAACTCGCGCTCCGGCCCAACCACGATGCCGGGAACGCGGGTCGGCTGGATGGCTACGCCGACGCCACCGGTGCCGGTGGTAGAGCTGGTAATGTTGGTGACGGCCTTCCGGCCTACTCGAACGATGCCGCGACCGCGAGTTTGCAGCGACTTGAAGTCGTCACACTCGGTCAGTTCTTCGCCAGCCGACTTGAAGTCAACTGGATCATTGGCGGAGAAGCGACGGGCCATCTTCTGCTCGATCTCTTGCAGGCGATCTTGCAGACCCAGGCCATCCTTCACAAGGCCATCAAGGATGGTCTTGGTTTCGGCCAGGATGGTGCCGTGCTCCTTGATCTCGTCAGCCGCCTTCTTGGCGAATGCCTTGATCTCCTCGTCACGCTGGTCGAGCAGGTCATTGACCGCTTTCAGCTGGATCTTGTCGTCGGCGTGCTCCTTGCGCTGGAACTGGCGGTGCTCGGCGCGAGCCTGGTTGCTCATGGCGTTATGCATGGTGAATCCTCAAAACGATGGGAGAGACAGTGCCGGGCGCGACTTCAGCGCCTCGACGATTTCAAGTTCTGCCAGGTCGCCCGCGGACTCGCTCCGGAGCAGGTGCTGCAGCCCGCGGTTGGCAATCACCGCCGACTGGGTTTTCGAGAAGCCTGCCTCGCGCAGGAGCAACTCAAATTCGGGCATCGAAGGCAGGCCGCCATGGGCCAGCTTCGACTTGATGGTGTCGGTACGCGCTTCGTCGTTGGCTGGCACGGTGACAATGGAGATCTCGATAAGGTCGAGCTTGGTCAGCGTGCGAATTCGGGTTTTCTCGTCGAAGCTCGACTCGCGGACGTAGTAGCCGATGGACAGGCCGGTGATGGACCGGGTTTGCATGCCCCGGTGGGCGATGCGGGCGTAGGGTGCGTCAGCCAGCCAGAGCCCGCCTTCGCCGAACAGGCCTCGGTCGTCCTCCTTCAGGCTTTCAATGTTCCAGCTGCCGATGGGCTCGCCGGTTCGGTGCTGCCAGAGCACGGGGAAGGTGCGGCCCTTGGCCTTGGCCTCGGCAATCGACTCCAGGAATGCACCTGGTGCGACGACCTCGTTGTAGCTGTCGACCACGCCGAACACGGAACCGTAGCCAGAAAAAAGGCCATCGTCGCCGACAGCCTTCACGTCATAGTCGAAAGAGCGGTATTTGACCGCCGCCAGTCGATCCTTGTGTCTCATGGGGTGTTACCTCTTGGCTGGTCGCTGAGCCAGTCGAGCAGCGCCGCCTTGGCCTGGTTTGCGCCACCGGGGTCTTCGCCCAGCTTGTCGATCGGCAGCATGTTGGATTGCACGGTGAGCTTCGCCGCGTTGCCTCCCTCCGGGGGCATGTTCTCTTTCAGCCGGCACTCGTCCCGGGTGTAGATACCGTTCTGGGTCATGGAGCTGTAGAAGGCCGCACGCGCCGCGCTATCCATGCGCAGCAACCCTTCCGGGTTGAACTTCACGTAGAAGCGGCGGCGCTCATCTGGTCGCAGCAGGCGCCGGTTGGCGCACATTTCAATGCGCTTGATCCAGGGAAGCAGGGTGAACGACAGGAAGCCGATCATCTGCTGCTCCATGCCAGTGCCCCAGCTGGTGGAGTTTTGCGTATGCCCGACCATCCACGGCGGCACCCGGAACCAGCGGCAAATCTCCTCGACGTTGAACGCCCTGGTCTGCAGCATCTGGGCATCTTCCGGCGTCATGGAGACCTGTTGGTACTTCATGCCAGCCTCGAGGACCATGGTCTTGCCGTGGTTCGTGGCGCCGGAGAACTGCTTGATCATGTCCTCGCGGATGTCCTTCCGCTGGTCCGGCTTGAGGATCTGGTCGGTGGACAGGACGCCGCCCAGCTTCATGCCGTTGGCAAACATCTTGGCCGCCGACTCATCAGCAGCCATGGCTGAGCCCAGCACCTGCCGCCCGTAGGCCAGCGGCGACAGGCCGCAAAGCGGGTCCATGCCGAAGGCTCGCACGTGCACCATCTGATCCTCGGTCAGCGTGTGAGGCTTGCCGAAGTTGTCGGTGTAGCGGTACTCGATGGAGCCGTCCGCCAGGCGCCGCGGCGGCGACATGTTCTGCGGCAGTAGAAATTCCAGGCTGGTCAGCGTCCGGCCGCTCTGGTGAGGCTCGCAGAAGGCGTTCCCCTGGAGCAGCAGGCTAGCCATGACGTTCTCCCAGAACTCCACCGGGGTTTGATCGGCGTTCGGCTGCTGGCTGATGACGAAGTTGACCGGGTGAGAACTGGCCACCACCGGCGCGCCGTTCTTGTCCTCGTACAAGGCAATCGGCAGCGTTGCGATGGTCTCAGCGATCAATCGCACGCAAGCCCAAACCGTCGAGAGCTGGAGCGCCGTCTGCTGGCTGACCACCTTCCCCGATGCCGAGTCAGTACCGTAGAAGGTGTTCCAGAACGTGGAGTCGGTCAGGCCAATCTTGCGGCCAGCCCAGCCCGCCAGACTCGATGCCACTCCCGGCTCTGCCGACTTCACCAAGGCCTGGCCGAGGATCTGCGTGAGTGATTTAGCCACCGATCAACCCCTTGCGAATGAAGCCCGCGGCGACCAGTAGCGAACCGGCAGCGGCCAGCAGCGCATAACCCAGGCCGGCCAGCACGTATACGCCAGCAACGCCCAGCAGTAAGCCACCGGCGGCAAGCACCAGAAAGATGATCAGGCCAGTTTTCATAGGTTATCCCGTTAGCCAACCACGATCGGGCTGGCAAGAAAGTCATCGAAGTGGCCGGAGTCGTCGATACCGAGCTTGATGGCCACGGCGCAGCCGGTGATCAAACTCACCATGCCGTCGATCTTGTTCTCCGGGCGCTCCTTGTTGGGGTAGATGTTGTCCTTCACGTCCAGCTTCGCCACGACATTCGAGGCCATCCAGGTCAGTACCGGGCAATCGCCGTGGGCCAGCTTTCGCTGCAGCACCAGGGCTTCTACCTCTTTCATGGGCTCGCTCAGGTTCTGCACCGTCTGGCGCAGCTCAACCATCGGCAGTCCCTCGGCGTCCATTTCCTGGGCCAACTGCGTGGCCTGCCACGGGTCGTAGGCGTAGGCCCGGATGTCGAAGCGCCCGGCAAACTCACGCATGTCCTCTTTGATGACTTCGAAGTCGGTGACTTCTCCATCAGTCAGGGTCAGCAGGCCTAGTGCATCGAACTCGCGGTACCGCGCGGTGTTGCTGTCCAGCTCCTCAAGCACACGCGCTTCTGGCAGGTAGTACCTGGCGTGGATGTGCCAGAACGGATCGTCGCCATGCGGCGGGAAGATCAGCAGGTTGGCGGCGATGTCGATCTTGCTAGCCAGGTCGAGACTGCCGTAGCACGGCCGCCCCTCCAGCTCCGCAAGGCTCTTCCTGACCGGCGCCTCTTTCCAACGCAGCATGTTGAGCCAGGCATTCTTGGCGCCGACCCACTCGTTCAGGTGCTTGGTACGGAAGGTGGCCTGCTTGGTCGCCGACTGCATCGCATCGCGCTGCCGGGCAAGCAGGAAGTCCTCGGCGACGGATATCCCAAAGTTTGGATTCGCCTTGCGCAGTGCGATTTCGCTGGTCCAATCGTCGCCCTGGTCGATAGTGTAGAGGGCCGGCCATAGGTCCGGCCGGTCGATCACACCCTCCAGCATTCGCTCGGAATCGCGGATCAACTGGTGGCAGGGGCCGCCAATACTTGAGCCCGCCGTGGTGATCACCAGCATGATGGGCTGCTCGCGGGCACCCATCCCGGTCTCCATCGTGTCGTACAGCGTGGAGTCTTGGTGTTCGTGATATTCGTCCACCACCGAACACGACGGCGATGACCCGTCCCCGGGCTTGCCGATGACAGGCTCGAAGCGCGATCCATCGGCCAGAACGACCATGTTGGATGCGTTCACGTCGACGCCATAGTGCTCCCGCAAGTCGTCGGTACGCTCGACCATCAGCTTGGCCGGCCTGAACACCTCCCAGGCCTGTTTCTCAGTGGTCGCCCCCGAGTAAACCTCGGCGCCGAACTCTCCGTCTGCAACGAACATGTAGAGGCCGACGCCGCCACCGATGATGGACTTGCCGTTCTTCCTGGGCACGAACACCAGGATCGTGCGGTAACGCCGTGTGCCATCTTTCTTACGGACCCAGCCGAACGGTACGCACACCGAGAAAAGCTGCCAAGGCTCCAGCTTGATCAGCTGCTTCTTGCCGCCCCATTTGCCCTTGGTATGCGGCAGCAGCTGCAGGAACTTGGCGACTTTCTCCGCCTTGGCGGGGTCAAATTTGTACGGAAAGTCCTTTCGCTTGGACACAGCCAGGTCATCGAGGTGACGCTGAGCCAGCAGCATGATCCACTTGCAAACGAGGATCTTTCCCGCGACGACATCCTTGGCGTACTTTTCAGCCGCCTTCATCAGCGGGAATTTCGTCTTTGCCATCACAGCTCCGCGAATGCATTGCCTTTCGGCGCGCCCTTCTTGCCGCCGCCAACCTTGGATCGGTCGGCCGGGGTCATGCCAAACTTGCCGAGCATGGCCTCCAGCCGCACCAGCTTGGCGGCAGGGAAATCGAGTGGGTCATTGCGGAACTGGGCCAGCAGGTTGGCGGCCAGCTCCAATGTCAGTCGGTCGGAGTTCGTCAGTACGTCCCTTGGGGCGTACTTGGCGATCTCCTTCCAGGCGTGGAGCACTGCTCCATTAATGTGAGCCGGCGGGGCGGTCAGCTCGCCCACCGGTTCAGCATCCTCGCGGCGCCGCTGGGGGTCTTTCTTGAACGCACCCGTCAGCTCAAGCACGTTCGTCGGCTTGCGCGGTCGGGCCATTTTGGAAACCTGAATTTTGCGGAAATGGAAAAAAAGCTGAGGGCGCGGTGTCCGAGCGAAAGGGCCTGAACTTTTGACCCTCCCCCTCCACGGAAACGAGATTTCGTCTCACTTGCGCCGTTTTCGATCATTTTTTGATCGCTTTCGACTCCCGCTGCGTCTTGGCCTTGTGGCAATCGCGGTTGATCGCCCGCAGGTTGTGGTCATCGTCGGTGCCGCCGTGGGCCAGCGCCACGATGTGGTCAACCTCATGCGCTTCGCGAATGCGGCCGAGCCGGGCGCAGTCATCACACCGACAGAGGTACTGATCTCGTTTCAGGATTCGCTCACGCTTGCGCCGCCACGGGCGACCACCACGGCCTGACCCCTTACGTGTCGCCCAGGCCTTGGCTTGCTCGGCAGCCAGGTCGGCATGGCCATCACAGTAGCCATTGGCATTGCGGTGCAGCGATCGGCAGCCCTGTGCCCGACATGGTCGTTGTGGTCTCAGCGGCATGGCGAGCCGTCCAGATAGTGCGTGCGAGGAAGTTCGTCAGAGTCGATAGCCGTATCGTCAGCCAGCGCCTCGATCAGTGCTAGGTTCTGGGTCGCGATCTGTTCGAGCAGGCTGGTCTGCTTCTGCTGCTGGTCCAGGATCTGCTGGAGCAAAGAGATTGCTTGCTCGTTCACGGGCCACCTTCATCCACTTGTTGATCCATTCGCGCCGGGCGGCGCATCCGCTGCAGGCCATCAGCCGTCGACCTTCCGTTCCGCCCAGCGCCTGCCAAGCTGGCGAGCCTGCTCAACGCCAAGTACGCCGACAAAGCCAGCGGTGGCGAAGGACCAGGCAATGCTGAGGCCGAACTCTTTCACTGTCAGGCCTACCACCATCACGATCAACGCTCCAAGCGTTGCCTCGATGAGCTGGCGGACCGGACGCGTTTCCTGGCCGTCGTACTGAATCCGCAGCCAGGTCAAGGCGAATGTCAGGCCCATCGCAAGGCCGTTCTCTCTCAGGGCTGTCACTACGAGCACCCAGAAGGATGGGTCTTTCTCTGGCATATGGGCCATCTCGATTCCTCCCTTTTGGGGAGCGGAGTAGGTTCGGCCCCAACAGCACTCCCAGCTCGGGGCAATGGGTGTGGTGGAGCCGAAAACGAAAAAGCCCCGGGCAAATGCCGAGGCTTGGAATTGGTGCGGATGGCCGGTGCTTCCCGGCTTAATGGTCTGGATCGCTGGGTCACATACCCCAGACTCTCATCGCGTAGCCGATCAGGGAGCGCACGGCTTTGATCGACGCCACTACCGACTTAGCCCAGCTGCCTGGGCGGGTCATCCGCATAATGAAAAAGCCCCGGCAAATGCCAGGGCTGTATGGAGCAAAATTACTTGACCTTACGATTCACCGACCAGTCGATCTAGCAAGTCATGCCCATGCCAAGTGAGCTTGAAGCAATCCGAGCCTGCAAGTGATGGCTCACGACTTACAAAGCCGCCACCAGTGAGCAGATCCAAGTGATAGTCCAAGGAAGCAGAATCGGAGACGGTTATAAACAATCCTTCACGAAGTTCATCACGTCGAGAGCCCGTCGATGGGGAGTTCTCCTCCAGCCAGCCCAGAACCTTTTTGACCAGCTTCAAATCACGATACATCTTTTTCTTCCTTGACTTCGGATAGAACAAAGCCCGGGATCAGCACCGGGCTTTTACCTGCAACTTCAATAATCAAAACCCCGACGCTATGGCCGGGGTTTTTATGTTCGCGGGCGTCACCTTTTTACGCACCGAACCGCAGGTTATTAAGCTACGCGGTCATTCGGTCACTGTCAAGCGGCGGATTGCAGTAGCAGGCCATGCTCCTCAAGCAGCCCCTCGACAACTGCATGCGCCTCACTCACCCGATCATCAAGCCAGCGCATGGTCACTGTTCTCCAGCGCCGAAGCGTGCGGTCTGGAGTGCCGTCGGCATCCCAGGTATGCAGCACATAGAACGACGCAGGCAGCCCGCGACGGCGCTCTGGCACCATCCATGCCATCACGCACTTCATCTTGAACAGGTGGTGAGCCGGACTCACCACGCGCGGGGTCAGATATCTGGCAGCCTCCTGCACCTCGGCCTCATTGATTGAGTACTTTCCAGCCAGCGCATGCCACTGCGCATCTGGAAGCATTCGTTTCAGCATGGATCGGGTCATGGCGTCCTGGGTGGTCCGCTCCTCTGGTGAAAGTCCGTCATCAATCCGCTCAGTCAGCAGCTCGTCATCGACGGTGGCTTTGTAGCGGTTCTGCCAGGCCGGCTTTGCCGTGCCGTCGTGAATCTCGATCGACATGACACGGCTGATGCAGTGTCCAGCGTCCTTGTACACGGTCATGCAGCCCTCCGGATGCGGCGAGGTGGTGGGTTGTCGTCCAGGCCCAGCAGGTTGCGCAGCAGTTTGTCGGCGGCCGCATTCTTGGTGTTGCCCTCGGCAACCCAGCGCTTGCAGTACTCCCCGAACTCGATCTCAACCCGGGTGGCGTGCCAGCTGGCGACCATATCCAGCAGCGCAGCCATGGCGTGAGAGCCAGCCTTCTCTTCGGCCAGGTGCTGGCCGGCGATCTTCAGGAATTTGCGCTCATGCTCCTGAAGGCTTTTGCGCGGCAGCGCCGCAGTTACGTTGCTCATCGTGCGGCACTCCATACGTGCAGGATTTCACCGGGGCGCTGGTCGGTCCGCGCCTCGATCGATACAGCCCTGGACCAGGACCGGTACGCCTCCTCCGGTGAGCTGCCAGCGCCAGCCCACGGGTGCTGTTCGGACATGCAGCACCAGATACCACCCTTGCGCCAGATCTTCGCCTTGGGCAGCCGACCGGTGAAGCCGACCCTGTGAGACTCCAGCCAGGCCTCAACGGCAGGCCAGATGATGGCCTGTTCCGGCTCTGTTAGTTTCGAGTTGCAACCATTGGCCCGCTCGGCCAGCCCGTAGGACTTGTTCGCCACCCAGAGCACAAACCCACTCGGCTTGTGCTCTAGTTCGTACCCCTTGTGGCGCCAGCCCCAGTCACCCGGACAGTCGCGCAGCGAGGTGGCGATACGTTCCGCCTCTGGGTAGCGATTGGGTGCCGGAGTGCTCGCAGGCGGATTCGTCAACCGCCTCATCAGCTCGAATGGGTTCATCGCGCCACCTCCGAGGCCATGCGGGCTTCTGCAATACGTACGAAGCCCAGGAACTGGTCGGCGGGCAGCGACTCCTTGATCACGTCGAGGATCACCCGGTCCATGTGCAGTTGCGACTGCGCCTTGGCCTCCTTGCGCATCTGTCCGCAGCGGTACAGCAGGCGTGTACGGTCGTGGTTGATGTGCTTGAGCGCGGCTTTGGCCCGGTTGTACCAGCTACGGTTGTAGGGGATTCCCTGGGCAGCATCAGCCTGCGCCTGATCAAGCGCCAGCTCCAGGCGGATGGCGTCGGTAACCAGCTGCTCATGCAGGGATTCGCACTCGGCGAGGGTGGCGGGCAGCTCGATAGGGCCGCGCGGGGCAGCAGCAGGCGCAGGGGTATTGCCAGTGGCAACAGGCTGTTCAGCGCCAGCACGTTTGGTCACCGTCACCGACATGACCGGGGTCGCGGGTTTGCCGCCTGGCCACAGATCAGAAAGTTTCATGGTTTTTGCTCCCCTTGCGGTGCTTGGAGAAATTCAGGACACGCCCCATCTCGACCTCGTCGTCAGGTGGGAGGCGGTTACCGGCGAAGTTGACGAAGCGGGCGTACTGCCCTTGGCGCTGGACCAGGCACGAGCCCTGCGGGGCCTGGCGCCCCTTATCCAGGATCAGCTCAGTGACGCCTTGCTCGCCCGCCTCCGACTCCGGATCGTGGTGCACAAGGATCACCGCGTCGGCGTCCTGCTCGATCTGGCCGGAGTCGCGTAGGTCGCTGGCCTGGGGCTTCTTGCCCGGGCGGCTCGCGGGGTTACGGTTGAGTTGCGCCAGCACCAGCACCGGCGCGCTCAACTCCTTGGCCAGGTTCTTCAGGGCGATGGAGACTTTTGCCACAGCATCGGCGCGGTTCTGACTCCTGCCTTCGGTGCCCACCAGCCCCAGGTAGTCGATCATCATGATGTCGAGGCCCTTCTCGCGCTGGAGCTTGCGAGCCTCAGAGCGAATGGCACTCATGGTCATGCCGGGGGTATCGTTAAGGTACAGCTGAGCTGCCTCGATCTTGCTGCCCGCTGTCCCGATGCGCTGCCACTCGTCCTCATCGAGGCTCTTGACCTCCTCCATGCGGCGCAGGTCGATCCCGCCCTGGGAAGCGATGGTGCGGAAGGTCAGCTCCTTCTCGTCCATCTCCAAACTGAAGATCAGGCCAACCCCAGCGCCACGGATAGCGATGTGGTTGACGATCTGCAGGCCGAGCATGGTCTTGCCACTGCCAGGGCGACCGGCGATCACCACCATGCTCTTGGGGCGCAGGAAGCCGATCAGTTTGTCCAAATCGGCCAGGCCGGTGGAAAGCTTCGGCGGCGCTCGGTCGTCCAACACCTCCTGCATGCCGTCGAACACCTTGGGCAGCACCTCGGCCATACGCTTGTAGCCGACCTTCTCGGAACCCTGCAGGTCGCGCAAGTCAGCGATGGACTGCTGGGCCTGGGCGATGATCTCGTCCGGCACCAGGCCGTTTGCAACAGCAGCCTTTGCAGAATGACCAATGTCGACCACCTGACGTATCACCGCCCACTGCTTGACCTGCTTTGCGTATGCCATCGCGTTGGCCACCGAGGGCACGTTGCGGCAGAGATCCACTGCGAATGCCAGGGTGCCCAGACCGCTCGGCAGAGTGCGCTGCACATCACCGACCGTCACCGCATCAACCGGCAGGCCACGATGCAGGCAATCACGGATCACGTCGAACAGGGCCGCGTGGTCGTCGTAGAGGAAGTCTGCGCTGGTCATCTGGCTCACGATGTCGTCCACCAGCGCGGTGTTGCCATCCAGAGACGCCAGCATGATCGCCCCCAGGACGCCGTGCTCGGCCTCGGGGTAGCCCATTACCAGTTCGCTCATGCTTCACCTCGCGCCGAGGCCCAGGTGAACAGGACAGCAGGTCCGCCAGCATCGGTCAGACGGTCGACAGCGCGATCCCCCAGGCACTTGCGCAGGCCGGCTAGACCCAGGTTGGAGATCACGATGGTCGGCATCAGCTGCCGGTACCGGGAGTCGATCACCTCGAACAGCACCTGGCGCTCGAAGTCGCTGCCGTGTTGAACGCCTACCTCGTCGATTACCAGCAGGTCCGGCGCCAGCAAGGAGGAATACACATCGCGCTCGGTCTGCTCGGACTTCTTGTCGAAGGTCATCTTGATGTCGCGGATGATCTCGATAGCCATGGTGTAGCGAGCGGAAGCGCCGTAGGAGCGAATCACCTGCTGAGCAATGGCGCAGGCCAGATGGGTCTTCCCGGTGCCCACGCTGCCCAGCAGCAGCATCGAGCGACCCAGCTCCCAGTTGCGCTCGAAGCCATTCACGTAGTCAATGCACTCGTTCAGCGCCACTGCCTGCCCTTCGGTTTCGGCGCGGTAGGTGTCCAGAGTGGCACCGCGGAAGCGCAGTGGGATTTCAGCGGCCATCAGGCTGACATTCATCGCCCAGTCGCGCCGCAGAGCTTGCGCCGGCTTGCGGATCGCCTCGTCAGCCGAGTGCAGTGCGTCGAACTGGCAGCGAGTGCAGCCCTGCCAGAAGTGGTCGCCCGAGAACGACTCGATCAGTTCATCAGTGAAATCGCCGTGCACGCGGCACTGGCCAGGTTTGAATTCCAGAGTTTTCGGAGTGGTCATGATCTTGCTACCCGGTAAGTCCCGTTGGGCTGGCGAACCAGGCCTTCGGTGTGGTCAATCTTGTCGAGGTCGGTGTGGTGCGATTGGCCTGCGCCTCTGGTGCCGGATGCCCAGGCTTCCTTTTTCAGCCGGTCGACAATCCAAGAGGTCTTGAATCCCTGCCAGGCAGCAGTCATTGCCTCGGCCAGTGCTTTGTCGGGGCTGATCCCCGCTGCCCGGCAACCCTCAAGCTCGGCCAGAACGTTGTTCCAGATCGTCAGATTCAGAGGCCCCTTCTTCTTCCGGAACTGGAAGTAATCACGGGCGGTTTGCTCACTCAGATCGGGCGGTGCCAGTTCAAGCATTTGCTCGACCGTGAAACCATCACTCCCCTTCTTACGGTTCTTTGATGGTTCACCTTTGGGTTCTATTACGGTTCTGGGGGCATCTGGTGCCGGGGTGTCCGGCATCTGGTGCCGGGGGGTGGGGCACGTGGTGCCGGGGTCCCCGGCATCTGGTGCCGGGGGGCATTTAATGCCGGGGGCATAAGATGCCGGGGTTACGACGTAATAGGTCGACCGTCCGGCGCGCTCTTTCGCCACCAGCAAGCCGACACTTTCCAGCCAACGGATCGCATTACGAACAGCCCGCTCCTTCAGGCAAGTGCGCTCGCAGATCCTGGCGATGGACGGCCAGCAGACGCCATCGTCATTGGCGTTATCCGCCAGGGAGATCAGGACCGACTTCTGAGCGGCACTCATTTCGAGCGGCCAGCAGGCGGTCATCAGGATGGTGCTCACAGGTCAAGCTCCTCCGTAACTCGGCGCACGAAGGCGTCGTAGGGCTCGGCGAACAAGCAGCCGTGGCCCTGCAACTCGGCGCTCAGCTGCTTGGCGAACTCGTAGAACTGCCAGCGGACCGATTCGGGCTGACCCCGCATTGCGCTGTAGGTTGGCCAGCCCACGGGGATGATCGTTGCACCAGCGCGCTGCTGGAGTGCCGGGGGGGGGGTAGACGGGCTGGTCATTGCAGAGTCTCCCCGTGGATCGTGGTGCGACGTACCGTTCGCGGCGGTGGACGCTTGGCAGGCGCAACATCCGGCACGGCGAAGCTGGCGCCGGCCAGGATCATCAGGCGGCGCACTGCCGTATCCAGGCGGCGCTTGGCACTGCGGCGCGCCTGCTTGGCCTGCAGAAGGCGTTCGTAGGCATCCGCCGTGTACGCCACAACACCCGCGTAGCGAGGGTCATAGGGGCGGATGCCACGAAAGCCCGGCTCGATCTCCCCTCGCACGCGGAAATAGCAGGCGTACTCCTCGTTCAGTTCGTGGCGACGGCGCTTCACAGTCAGGTCCGACTGGTGGTGCTGGATCGATAGCTCGATGACCAGCGCCTCAAGCTGCTTCTTGGTGGGTTTCTTCATGGGGTCTGCCTCGCGCGAATCTTGAACCGTCCCTGGGGAATTTCTGGATGGGTGGCGCGCTCCGCAGTCTCGTAGGTGCATTCGGTCACGAACCGGTCGAACCGCTGGGTGACGGCTGGCTTGGGCCAGATAGCGAAGGGCTGCCCACCCTCGTCAGCGTGGCGACTGCGGACAAAGGCGTACGGCAGCGGCGCACAGGAAACCTCCCGCATCACAGCATTCACCACCCAGGCCGGCAGGCCGTGACGGCGATTGATGCGGTCTCGGATCGTGGTGATGGTTTCGAAGCCGCTGGGCACGGAGTCGAGATAGCGCACCTGTTCCAGCTTGGTGGTGCGGTCCTCGACGCGCTCCAGCGCCACCTGGTGGGCGGCCTGCCGCCGCTCGATGGCAACCAACTGGTTGGCGCTGGCGGCGATCAGTTCGGCCTGGGTCATGGGGCGGCCCGCCTGGCGCTCAAGTTCCTGCCAGCGATCCACAATGGCGCCAGTGAATTCAGGGCTGAGCTGAGCGACCACCACTAGGCTGTCGCGCTTGCCCTTCTCCCCGGTAAACAAGTAGGTGGCCACGCCCTGGCCCAAGTGGTTCGGGACTTCCTGCATTGCAGGAAGTTGGATGACGCCACGAGCGGCGAGGCGCTGGATAGTGGTGCGCACATTGTCGTGTCGAGACCCGACCAGGTCGGCAATCTCTTGCGAGGACATGGTGAGCGCGTTGGGGGTGATCAGGTTCATGCCGCACCTCCCACATCCTTTGCTTCATGGAAAGCAGCTGCGTTGCGGTGCGGGTACAGGAAATTCCTGGTGTCGAAAACGACCCGCTCAAACAGGCGTTCAAGCTCCCCGGTTACAGGATTGCCGAATCCGCCGAGCGAGGGCACGACATGCGCCCAGTACAAGGCTTTGATCAACTTGAATGATTCGCGCGCTTCGTTGAAACGCGCGATATCCGCTGCGGTGAGGGTCACGTCGTGGACGATCTCACCATGCAAGCCATCTGGCTGCCACACCGGGACAATCTGGTTCATTGGGGGATCTCCAAGTCCGTAGCCATCCGACAAAACTCACGGTGAGCCGCCCAGGCGATTACTCGCATGGAACGGATGATGCCGTCCTCGCCGCGTTCGCCGATCATTGCTGGGTGTTCGCCTGGGCCGCTGTCCTTGAAGCCGCCGTTGTGCTCAAGCACCTCGGCGAGGATCGCCAGCAGCTCAAGCCCCTCCTCTACGCGCTTGGCGGGGGAAGAAAACTTGGTCATGGGATGGCTCATTCCGAAACCCCCGCGCCACGAACCGGAGAGGTTGGGTTTTGTGGTGCGAGGTCTTCGGCCTGCTCGACAGATCCAACCCCGGAGTCGATTAGCGCTCTCGCTTGGCCAACCAATGCGCGGATCGCAAAAGCCAAGTTACAGCTTGCATTGACCTGGACGAGCTGGCCGAGCAGGTCTTCTGCTGCGCTCAGATTGGCACTTGCAAAGTTGAACGCCTCAGAGCAGCTGATCCCAGGCACCGTCGAGAAGAAGAACTCATCGCCGTTCTGGTTGAATTTCGTCGCCATGGTCACGAGCAAGCCCGCTTGCGTTGGCGGTGCCTCGGTGGTATTTTTCGGGTGCATCTCGTCCTCCTACAGAACGAAGATTCAAAAAGTCCCTTGCCGGGGACGGTTAAAAAGCCCGCCTGGCAGCGGGTTTTTTTGTGCCCTGGATTTGGGCAACCCCAATCATCCACGGAACAAAAAATATGCAACCCCCTCCCCTGAGAGGGTCATGGCCTACCCTGGGCGGGGCTGGCGAATAGATGACTGCGCACGCATATCACGCTCCATAGAAAGCGCAACCGGCGCTTTTTTTCCTTGCGAATCAATCAGGTTAACGGCCAAGTTTTGCCTTTCAAGGGCAGTCGAGTAATTTTTCGGGGTGACCCGAAACGCTTGCAGGCACAGCACAACAACCAAGAGACGGATCATGGCGAGGCCTGCGCATTACTGGATGGATTCACAGCACCCGCAGCGGACTGACGGTGATGGCTGGTTGCCGGTATCGTTACAGGCATGGTCGGCGGAGCAGCTTTACTAAGGCTCTTGGCTCGCTTAGGGGGGAGCCATTGAAGGTCAGGGCGCAACTCCTGACGAGACACTGCGCCACCGGTGACCTCTTCGATCTGCAATGCCCTTTCAGCCGTAATAGAGCGGTCACCTGAAACTAGTCGCGAGAGATATGACGGGGTTACGCCAAGCCGCAGCGCGATAACCTTCTTTCCGCCTCTCGGTAAGGCGTCGAGGAATTCAGTCAGGTTCATTGAATTTACCCAATGGTGCATTTAAAGCTAGCTTGCCGAAGGAAATGTACCATTTCAAGGTAATTTTCCTATTGGGAAATAAAAGGTACAGTTAGGTATGGATATCAACGACCCCAATCATCTGAGAAACGTGCGCCGCAAGCGCCTGCGAGAGTTGGTCCGGTCGCATTTCGGCGGCCGGCAGTCAGCCTTTGCTAGCGCAATCGAGCGTTCACCTTCTTATGTTGCGCGCCTGTTCTCGGACAACCCTTCGCACGCTAGAAATATCGGTGAGTCCCTAGCCCGTCAGATAGAGGGGCTTTGTAACCTGCCGTCTGGGTGGCTTGACCGCTCCGCTGATGAGCCAGCCGCTGCCGCAACGTCCGTCAGCTCTGCAAGCGATGGCGCTGTCTCGCCCGCACTGAACGTAAAAGAGTGGGTATCAACCGACGATCACGAATACGAATTCCGCCAAGTATCCATTCCTGTCCTTGAGATCCCGGAAAGCTGGGGCGGGCGGCAGCGCGAGATCTGGAGTGAAACTCCGGTGCGCGGCATCACGATTGACCTGGCATGGCTGCGGAGATCGATGTCGATGACTGATATCTCCAATCTCAGGGTGTCGACTGGCCTTGGGGATAGCATGACGCCTACCATCAAGCACGGCGATACCTTGATAGTTGACGTGGGTGTTCAGGAAGCCCTTTACGATGGCGTTTACGTTGTGCAAATAGGCTCGGTGCTCACGATCAAGCGTATCCAAAGAGATATGAATGGGATGCGCATTCTTTCGGATAATCAACAGTTTAAAGAGGTGCTAATCCCTTTGGACATGGAGGACCGTGTCAAGGTGGTTGCCCGTGTGGTGTACATCTGGAGTGGGAGCAGGGTATAAGCCCTTTACCAAATCAAACCAAACCCGCTTCTGCGGGTTTTTTTTGGTAAATTTTTCAAGAGGCATTGACAAGAATTTACCAATTGGTACTCTTTGAGACACCAGCACACAGCAAGGAGCTCACCATGACCACAGCAACCTCGATCACCATTGGCAACTGGCAGGGCCTGCTTGGCCATGGTGCAGCGCCACGCGAGCTTGAGTGCCTGCTGGCGATTGCTGGTGGTGCTTCGGGCAAGGAAGTTGCGCGGGCGCTCGGGATCAGCGAGGACGGCGTCAAGAAACGCATGATGGCCTTGGGCACCAAGTGGGGCATGACCAAGCGTACTGCATTGGTGGCGGAGGCATTTCGGCGCGGGATCATCAGCCCGGCCGCAACCGCCCTGGCCTTGCTGATGGCCATCCACGGAATGATCGGCGATGACCAGATGCTTCGCGTCCGCCGTGGCGGCAACAGCGGCGAGCGAAAGATTGAAACCCGCATAGCAACCCGGCGCGCCGAGTGCGCCCTGGCGGTGGCGTGACGCTGCTGGCCTGACCTGATCCAACCCTGATTTTTGCGAAAGCCAACAAACGCGGCAGGCCACCGGCTTGCCCGAAATAAGGAGATTCACATGCTTATGCTCAGCCGGAACATCGGCAAGGCCGTCATCATCGGCGGCAACATCCGGGTCACTGTGGCCCATGTAGACGGCTGCCAGGTTCGCCTCGGCATTGAGGCCCCGCGCGGGGTGATCGTTGACCGTGAGGAGATTCACCAGCGTCGGATGGCTGACGCCCAGCCTGCTCCCGCATCGGACGACCCGCGCGACCTTTTCATTGCCGCCAACCCAATCGGCGCCAGCGAAGCCGATCTGGAGAAAGGCCCGGTGAGTGGCTTTGTCGATGATCGCACCCATGCGGACTACATGATCTTTCTCGCTGGCTTCAATGCTGCCCAAGTAGGTCAGGAGGTATCCCATGGCCTTTGATAGTCACAGCCTGGACAAATTCGTGGTCCGCCTGCCGGATGGGATGCGCGATCAGGTGGCAGCCGCTGCTGACGCGGACGACCGCAGTATGAACTCGCTGATCGTCACGGCGATCCGCAACGAACTGGACGGCCGCGCCCGCGCCAACGCTCTCCTTGATGCGCTTGCCCAGGCAGCCGAGAGCAAGGGGGTGGGTCATGACGCAGCTTGATCGTATCAGCCTGGTCTTGAAAGCCCCTGAAGGCGGCTCTCTGGCCCCTATCCTACCCTTCCTGAAGCTGGGCGATGAGTTCCGGGCTGAAGGCTTCACGGCCATCATCGCCGGCGCCAGCGAAGGGGACTTGCAGTGGGAGCTTGAAAAAGCCCTGGCCCGCGCCGGCGGTGCTCCGCAAATGGTCGTGGTGTACACGCCCTGGACCGAGGTGCAGGTGCTGGACTTTCTGTCGGTCGCACTGCGGAACGTTGTGGTTCAAGGCGACCTGCAGTTCAGCGACATAAACGAAGCGATGCGCTACATGGCTGAGAAGGGCGAGCCGGCGTTTTGCAGAGGCCTCAGCATCGACGACCACGTCAAGCTGGTGGCTGATGCGCGCCGGTACCGGTGGCTGCGCGACCGCGAGCGCATCGAAGATCCTGACGAAGACCTGCTGGTGGTGCGCGGCGATAACTGGCTCTCCGGCGAAGAGCTGGATCAGGAGATCGATACCGCCCTGCGCGTGCAGGCCATGCAGCAGCAGGTGGTGCAGGAGTCGCAGGTGGTGCAGGAGCAACATCAATGAACCAAGCCGACCTTCTCCTGCTGTTGTGGGACGCCCTGCAGCAGCGCGAAACAACCTTTGGACAGGTCCTCGACCTGTCCGCTGCCTGCGGCCTGGACGGGCGACAAGTTCTGGCCGACCACTTTCGGGGGCTGTCGTGACAGATCTGCGTGAGAACCAAAACCTGACGCGTCAGGCGTCGGACCAAAGTAACGACTGAGGTACAGCCATGGCTAAAGTCATAGCTCAGATCACCGCCAACCTGCCTAGGCTCATGGAGGTGGGCGAGTATCGGAAACTGCGCTACGCCGGCGGTAAGCCGAGCTTGCAGCAGCTCAAGAAATGGATTGATGACGGAGAGCTGGCGGGCGAGGTCCGCGGCGGCATGTACTTCGTCGACCTACAGGCCGCCGTGATCGGATCCACGGACCCGCTCCTGGCCCAGATGTTGGAAATTTGAAATGGCACCGCGCCCTCGCAGCCCGAAGAACAAGACGCTTCCGCCCAACCTGTACGCCAACGGGAAGTATTGGCGGTACAAGAACCCGATCACGGGGAAGATGACCAGCATCAATAAGCCCTATGACGAGGCGGTGCGCCTGGCCAAAGCCGCCAATGCCAAGCTGGCGTTCCTGATGACCGACAACGGCGAGATGCTGGCGACCATCACCGGGGACCGCCTGCCGACTATCAGCGCCCTGATCGATCGTTTCGAAACAGAATGGCTGCCCGAGCGCGGCTATGCGCGTTCGTCGCTGGACGAGATCGGCTACAAGCTCAAGCGGTACCGGACGGACATCGGACACATGCTGGTGGGGCAGTTCGACGTGTTGGCGGCAGCGGAATACCTGGACCAGTTCAGCAACAATGCCTACACGAAGCACCGCGCCCTGCTGGTAAGCCTGCTGACCTTCGCTATCGCCAAAGGCATAGTGGAGCGCAACGCCGCCGACATGACCCTGCTGAAGAAGGAAGCCAAGAAGAAGCGCCAGCGCCATACTCTGGAGGGCGTACAGAAGATCCTCGACGCCGATACAACCCCGGGCTGGCTAAAGCGCGCCATTCGATTGGGGCTTACCAGCCTGCAGCGCCGTGAAGACATCGTGACCTGGAAGAAGTCGGCGGTTGACCTGATCAAGAACACCATCAAGGTATCCCCCGGCAAGACCGACAACTACGACACGCCGATCCACCTGCAGATCATCATGGGCAAGGCACTGCGCGAGACGGTGAACGAGTGCTTTCGGTCGCCGATCATTTCACCCCTTCTGATCCATTACCGCCCGAAGGCGCGCCGTCAGGACCAGATCGAGGCGAAAGAACACTGGACGGCGGTTACCCCGGATTATCTGTCCAAGAGTTTCAGGAAGGCCAGGGACGCCGCGAAGGCCTACGACCACCTAGACTTCGAAGAGCGCCCAACTTTCCATGAGATCCGGGCCCTGGGCGCCTGGCTTTACGAGCAGCAGAAATTCCCTACGGAATACGTTCAGGCGCTGATGGGCCACGCAACACCTGAAATGACAGAGCGATATCAAGATGGCCACGTTGAGAAAGGGATCGAGTATGTGGTTGTAGAGGCGAATCTGATGCTATAGGAATTGGTTAGCCGTCTTTACTCGACGCTTGCGAAGCTTCTTCTTCTAAAGCTTTCTCAGCCTTCTGAAGAGCAACCTGATCCAAATGATTAAACATCGTTGCAAGATTCTTCTTGATCAAGAACAACGTAAGCGTGAGAAATAGCAGGGTGACGACCACAAAGAAAATACATACAAAAGTTGTAAAAATCGTAGAAAAAAGACCCAAAGTAAGCTGTGAAACCGAGGTGATAAAGCTGCACGAGATAGTGTAGAAAAGGATATTGCTCAATCTGCGCAACGGATAGAACAATGGCACTGACTTCCCTGGACCAGACAGCTTATAACTATCTCTCCACTCCTTTTCGTAGCCCGCGGTATCGAAAACCTCTTTCTTCATATTAACAATGATAAAAGTTTTCGCGGACATCAAAAAACCACCAAGGGCCAAAAAGCCAGTAAAAAAGCTTGCCCTTAAATTAGAGGAATAAAACTCAAATATTTTTGCTGTGGTGCCCGCCTCCACCAACAAAAAATCGACAGCATGGCGCGGAGTTGACGCAACACAGACTGCACCGATATACATTGTTACGGTTATCAGCATGGCTACGAGAGCTATGCCAATTTCCTTATTATGATTTAGCGACAGTTTTCGAGAAGACATGCGAATATTCCTTTTCGATTTTGTGCTTGAGAGACTTGAATAAAGCGCATCCTTTCAAGTTATCAAGCTGAAAACCACCTAGCCCAAGCATATAGGAATTATAGTCAATTTCACCATAATTTACAGGGATGTTCATGATTTTCAACGACAAAGGTTCATCTTCGTCGTCCAAAACTTCAACTCTAGCTGTTCTCTCTCGCACCATCGGCATCATCAAGCTAATGCCCTGGATAATACGCGACTTGTCCACCCCAGCATCAAACCTTACTTGATGAACGGACTTAGTTACCAGGCCTTGAAGAGGCACTGCGTCATTAAGATGCGATTCGACCGAGGCCACCTCATATTTAAATGAGCGAATATCTTTGTAAGCATCTAGCACTTTTTCAATGTCGCGCTCCTGAACGAGCATTTGAAACTGCAGGCCGTGGAAGAACTTGCTATTAATCGCGGCCACCTGCTTTTTCGGCGCGTTATCACCAAGAGCCTTTAACTGCTTTTCCTTCTCGAAAATCAGCCCCCTCCGGTACATTGACGTCATCATCGATGCAAAGTTCGGAAGAGTACAGGCACCAAAGTGGTGCTGATACAGGCCAAATCCATTCTTTTTATTGATTATAAAAAAATTGAATTCTGCTATCTTTTCCAATTGTGCCAGACTGGTTATCTTCACAGACAGGCCATTTTTACCGCTAACCAAAGACGCGTATTGACGCTGATTCTTTATAGTAATAACAACGCCGTAAAAAAAAGCACTATCAGAGTCCAGAATAACCTCTCTATTATTTCCAGAACTCATCGGGAAAGAGAGATTTTGGCCAACTATCGACTGAAAAAAATCTTTGAAATCAATGTAGCTATTATCAGTAGAAAATGAAAAACCATAATTTTTTACTATATACATCTTGACTCACATCCCTGTTGCACACGTAACAGATTAGCTGGGCGCGCGTACATTACAACACCACGCGCATGATTCCAATGGGCCATCACTGAAATCGCCACACGCCTTCTGTCTGGCCACCGACGATGACAGGTGGGTGGGTGGGTGGTTTTGCAAATATTTTGCAAAAGTTTTGCAAAAGCAAAAAGGGCGACCCTCTCGGATCGCCCTTCAAGTGCCCGGAAACCTGGGCTTTCGTTTGGTAGGCACAATTGGACTCGAACCAACGACCCCCACCATGTCAAGGTGGTGCTCTAACCAACTGAGCTATGTGCCTGTCGTGTGGTGCGCATTCTACCCATTCCAAAAACCCTGTCAACACTTTTTTTCGCGCTAACCTACTGAATCTTAAACTCTTTATAGAAAAGTGCGCTGGCGGGGACCGAGTAAAGGATTTTCAACGGACGACTAGCGGGTGTTTATTATTATTGATAGCATCGGTACATTCGTTAAAAATATAAAACACGAGGTTCCTGCAGCATGGCTAACACCCCCTACCCCCAGTCCTACTACGCCGCCTCGGCCAACCCGGTGCCGCCACGTCCGGCGCTGCAGGGTGAGGTGGAAACCGATGTGTGCATCATCGGCGCCGGCTACACCGGTCTGTCCAGCGCCCTGTTCCTGCTGGAGAACGGCTTCAAGGTGAGCATCGTCGAAGCAGCCAAGGTCGGCTTCGGCGCATCGGGCCGCAACGGCGGCCAGATCGTCAACAGCTACAGCCGCGACATCGACGTCATCGAGCGCACCGTCGGCCCCAAGCAGGCCCAGCTGCTGGGCCACATGGCCTTCGAAGGCGGGCGCATCATTCGTGAGCGCGTGGCCAAGTACAACATCCAGTGCGACCTGAAGGACGGTGGCGTGTTCGCTGCCCTCACCAGCAAGCAGATGGGCCACCTGGAGTCGCAAAAGCGCCTGTGGGAACGCTTCGGTCACAACCAGCTGGAGCTGATGGACCAGAAGCGCATCCGCGAAGTGGTCGCCTGCGACAACTATGTGGGCGGCATGCTGGACATGAGCGGCGGCCACATCCACCCGCTGAACCTGGCCCTGGGCGAAGCCGCTGCGGTCGAGTCGCTGGGCGGCATCATCTATGAGCAAACCCCGGCCGTACGCATCGAGCGCGGCGCCAACCCGGTGGTGCACACCCCGCAGGGCAAGGTCCGCGCCAAGTTCATCATCGTCGCCGGCAACGCCTACCTGGGCAACCTGGTGCCGGAGCTGGCCAGCAAGTCCATGCCATGCGGCACCCAGGTGATCACCACCGAACCGCTGGGCGACGAACTGGCGCGCACCCTGCTGCCGCAGGACTACTGCGTCGAGGATTGCAACTACCTGCTCGACTACTACCGCCTGACCAGCGACAAGCGCCTGATCTTCGGTGGTGGCGTGGTGTACGGCGCGCGTGACCCGGCCAACATCGAGGCGATCATCCGTCCGAAGATGCTCAAGGCCTTCCCGCAACTGAAAAACGTGAAGATCGACTACGCCTGGACCGGCAACTTCCTGCTGACCCTGTCGCGCCTGCCACAGGTTGGCCGTATCGGCGACAATATCTACTACTCCCAGGGCTGCTCGGGTCACGGCGTGACCTACACCCACCTGGCGGGCAAGGTGCTGGCCGAGGCCATGCGTGGCCAGGCCGAGCGTTTCGACGCCTTCGCCGGCCTGCCGCACTACCCGTTCCCGGGTGGCCAGATGCTGCGCGTGCCGTTCAGCGCCATTGGCGCCTGGTACTACAGCCTGCGCGATCGCCTGGGCTTCTGA